GGTTGCTTCGGCGCTGTTCTCTTGATCTCCGGTCCATTCTAATCGCTTGTAGAGGACACTATTGTCACCAGCATATGGCCCACTTCTCGGGTTAAATGCCCTTAGTCCCTCATAGAATCCCCAAGACTCGTTAGAAAGTACCAGAGGGTACGGCGTGACGTAGAATTGCATAGTATTAGGTAAAACCCCTGCCGGTGTATTTGGCGGTAAAGTCAAACCTCCTTGATCGTTGAACGCTTGAATCGCTTCAACTTGGAACCTGTAACCTTCAGGTAAATTGATCCTCTTTTGCACCATTTTGAGCCCACTTTCTTCTTCGGCGGCTGCCCAAGTAATATTTCCTACTAAGACCTCTCGAATATTATATTCCGGCATTCATTTCTTCCCCCTTTTGTAGGCTTTAGACATGGCTGACAAATTTAATTGTCCCTTGCGTTTTCCACTTTTGAAGAAGATCTTATTCTTTTTCTGCTTAAGGTATCTTTGCCAGCCGTTTAATTTCCTCTTTGGCTTGGCTACAATGTCCTTTGTCGCTTCTAGAGCGGCGGTATTTTGCATGGCGTCAGTTGGAAGGATCGGCGTAATCAATTCACCTTCCTTGATGAAAATTTGAAAGGTCGGTTCTCGACCTGTTAGTAATGCTGAATATTGATAGGCTGGGATTGCAATCATGTCGCATGGAACAACCCTTTCACCGTCCGCCATTAGGAATCCAGTGATCCCACCAGCGGCAGCACCTACAAGACCACCCACAAGGGGAGTCCCAACGCTAGAGCCAATAACGTAACCAGTAGCCGCACCTTCAGCGGCAGAAACCCAAGGATTGTCCTCAAGTGCTTTACCTGCTGCAACTGCTCCGGCACTAAATCCGGCTTGCTTGGCGATGTTTGATTTTCCTGCACGTTGTAACCCCTTTTTAGCGATCGTTGACGCAACCTTTCCGGCGACCAAATCAAGGCCCCCTTCAGAGGTCTTGAGCCTGACTCAACATTTCGTTCATTCTATCGGATGAAATCTTAACCGGTTCGGCTAGGATCATAACATCCACTTCTAGGGTTGAATCTGCGTTTCGGTTCCAATCATCCATAGCCAAACCGATCAACAAATCACTGACCAAAGTATAACCGCTAGGATGCAAATCCTCAGGGCCAAACCATTTGTCAGTAATAGCGTAAGAAGTTCCTGCAGTAGCGGATCCTTCGGGGGAAGTAGTACATGACCATTCTCTGATACAAAGGACATCCGGAGACGCTATACCAACGTCCGCAGCATTTTCATAGGCACGAGTTGTTGCGTACAACTTGAACGCTGCCGTGTGACCACTTGCATCCGCTTGTAGATCAGCAACAGGGTCCCATATTCCAGTTAGTGGGAGTGCGGTTGAACTTTGTTCTCTTGGGTGAAAGTAGATCGCTTTAACAGCAAGTCCCTTTTTTTCTTGGACGGAAATATAACTTGAAAGGTCAATTCTTCCATAAACAGTCGTTCTATTTCCATCGGCGTCAATGTCAAATTCCATTCGATCACGTAGGATCAAATCGCCGGCATTCTTGGTCATGATTCCAGTGGAAACGGAGGGGGGTTATAATGGTTTACTTTTTACACCAAGTATCATTAAAGTAACCTTTTGTTAATATCGAGAAACCTCTAGGGTGTACTACGTCGAAGGACATACCGAAGGGCCTCAATGATCCGTGTGAGACTGGGGAGAGGCTCTTGGTCCTTCGATTAAAAAAAAGGAGTGAGAAAAAAATGGCGAAAAAGAAAAGCGTTTTCGGACAATTGACATTGACTGGCGATGTCGCTCTTGATTGGCTTAAGGACGGGTCGAGAATTAGACCCGAATTGATCCAATTTGGACCGATCGAGTCTTTCAGTGAATACAATGTTCCGGAATGGGCAAAAGAACGAAACAGCGAAATTGTGGTAATAACCTCTCAAGGTTTTCAGAACCCACTATTGGTAACACAAAAAGGCGTGATGCGACAACTAGAGAGGATGTGTGTGGAATTTGAAGAGAAAGGGATCAAAGTCCTCGTTGAGGATGGTCGTGCAATTTGTGATTTTGAAGGAAAGGCAGACTTTGATTTTCTGTTTGATCGAAATGCGAAACTAGGACAATTTGCACCCTACGAAATGAAGGTCAAATGAAAAAGAGCTTTGAAAAAATGAAAACGAAATAAATTCGAATTTTCCCCGTCGATTTCTTCGGAGATCGGCGGGGATTTTTTTTTTTTTTTTTCTTCCCTGGACAACGTGTTTTTTTTTGTCCGATCTTAATCAATCTCTTCGGGATTCTTTCGACCCAAAATCGACAAATAAAGTGGGTTTCTAGGGCCTCGAGTATTATCGAAGGTACTAGGACTGCCTAAACACCTTCCTCTCTATTCTAGACTATCTCTGAGGCTTTGCCTCATCGGTTACCATGATCCTTGCCCTCATAGTCTCAGGAATCCCGAAGGGAGGTGAGTCAAGGGAGTGTGTGAGAAAAATGAGCCCCTTGACTCAGTAAGTTCAAGTTACAACGCTGGCCGGTTGACCATTTTCGTCGTACATTACAGTGTTTCCATTACCAGTGAATTTGACCGGTGGCGGATATGGTCGGATCGGTCCGGAAGTCACACCAGCGACATCCATAATTGTCAACCAATCAGGAAGACCTAGAGCCTCGTCTCCAAATGCCGCATCGAAATCCACCATAGTAACTGCTTCTTTGAATCTAGTTTGGAAAGAAGCGACGTCTTCCATTCCTTGATAGGCGTTACTCGCTGCACTGTTGTAATATCTCAAAGTGTTTGCCGAACTCATCATCAATTCCGGACGAATTCCACCCATCTTCCATAGTGGGAAATTACGACCCGCATCAGTGTCAAGAGGATCAATAGAATTCGCCGTGTCTGTTAGGGTTCTAGTTTGGGCTTCAAGATATTCTTTGTAGTTACCAATTGATGATTCTAAGGCTGAACATTTCACTTTATTCAATTTAATGTAAACAGACATCCCTAAATCAATTACTGTATCAGTTCCAACACCAGCGATCGAACCCAAAACAGCCGTTAAATAAATGTGGTTAGTGTACCATGTAAACGGGTTTTTCGTTGCGATCATCGGATTCGGGAATTCCGTCATTTGAAATTGATTGCCTATTGTGGTTGCTTCGGCGCTGTTCTCTTGATCTCCGGTCCATTCTAATCGCTTGTAGAGGACACTATTGTCACCAGCATATGGCCCACTTCTCGGGTTAAATGCCCTTAGTCCCTCATAGAATCCCCAAGACTCGTTAGAAAGTACCAG